GCATCTTTTAAAGATCTTTTTGCCGCTTGTAACTGAGAATCAACTCTTGAACCAAATTCTTCTTGATATCCCTTATCAAGATTAGTTAATCTAGTCTTTAAAGTTTCATTTTCTTTTTTAACATTTTCAGCAAATTGAATAGCGCTTTCTTTTTGACGCTCTTCTTCACGCATTTTTCTAGTAAGTTTATCAATTCTATTTTTAACGCCTGAACTGTAGTCTTCTAACTCATCTTTATTTTTTGTTTCTACTTTTTCTTCAGGTTCTTGTGTTTCGGTATCGTTTTTTTTATCTTCTAATTCAACTTCTACCGTTTCTTGTTCAATATTTTCTTGTTCTACTTTTTGTTCTTGTTGCATGTCTCTTTATCTCCATGAAGTTGCTTTATTCTTTCTGTTTAAACGTGTTTAATATCATCTGGTTCTAATATAGTAGCAATTACTTCGTCATCATTAATAATTCTAACTTCACCGCCGTCTATTTTAAAACGAGATCCTGCGTAACGACCAATACAAACCCATTGACCTTCTTGACACCAAGAAGTAGATTCTGGCCCAAACTTATTTGGATCTTTATACGCTAAAGGTCCAACTCTTAAAACATAAGCTACTACTGTTGCTAGTTGCTCACGCTCTCTGACAGTATCAGGAATGTAAATACCTGAGTCTGTAGTGGCTTTACCCATATAAGGCATTACCAATATTCTCCAACCTGTAGGTTGAGGAAGTCGTTCTTTTAAATTTTTCTTAATTAAACCAGGATCAAGAACTTTAGTATCCTTTGGTCTGTATAAAGGTTCTACATTAACCTTTTTTTCTTTCTTATCTTTATTCGCAATATGTTCTGGCACATATAGTGTTTTACTCATCGTCATTCTCCTTGCTTTCTAATTGTTCCTTTATTTCTCTTTCTGCAAACTGAAGACCTTTTAGCTCTCCAGTTATGTGTTTGTAATCTTCCATCGTTTTAAAAGAACCTGCTAAAATAGTTTCTTTTGTTAATTCTATTCTTTGTTGTATTCTTTTTAAAAAAGAATAAGCAAAATTTATAGAACTCATTAATAAACTCCAGAAAATCTTCTTCCTTTTACTTGAACAGATGGAGTGCCTTTAATTTCTTGGTTTCTCACTTTACTATTCATGTTTACTTTTACATCTTTTGGACCAGGTGTTATTTTTTCAACAGAATTAGATGTTTCACGTGAAACATCTGTTCCAATTATAACAGTCATAGTACCACCTGTAGCAAAAACTCCTCTTCCTTTGAGAATATCTGCTTGGGTTGTTTGACCGTCTCCTGTTAAATCTGGAAATTGTTTAGCCATGCTAGTTCCTCCTTTATTAAAACCTTGTGCATCGTTCATTTGTTTGCCTTTTTGTAAAAGGTCGTCTGCTTTGTTTTTTGACATACCCATTTGTTTAGCCATTTGAGATCTAATACCACCTTTTCTTACCATTTTTTACAACTCCAATATCTTGCAGTTAATTTAGCAGGAGGAGCGGTATCACATTTATGTCTCGCTCTAAAGCTTTTTCTTCTCTTAGGTATGTTAACTTTTATCTTCATATTTGGGTCACCATATCTTATTAGCCTTACTTTGTCACCTACTTTAGCAAGCACAGCAAATTTTTTCTTTTTGCCCGGAGTTCTTTTTGGTTTGTTATAACCAGAAAATTTTTCTCCTCTGTAATTTACTGCCATTAAAAAATACCTTTAAAGGTTCCCCCTTTATTCATTTTTACTTTAGCTCCACCTTTTTTTCTATTGGTAATAAAAGTCTTGTCTTGAATTTTACTTCTTGGCTTAGTAGATTTTTTCTTTGTAATACCAGTGTTTTTATTTGTAATGAAAGTATCATCAAGAACCTTGCTTTTTCTTTTATTTGTAATAAAAGTTTTATCAAGAATTTTATTTTTTTTCTGTACAGGTTTTTTACTATCAAAATCTGATTTTGTAGGTTTTTTACCTAATTTATTTTTCATATTTAAATATTTTCTTAAAGATTGTGTACCAAAAGAAGTAAAACCTGCTTTCATCATATCTTCTCTTGAAACGTCTGCTAGTTTCTTTTTTGCTACTGATGAAACTGATTTTTTTGTATTTGGTTTTTTTGTATTTGATTTAATTACTGTACCTGGTTTTACAGTACTTTTTTTTGATGCTTTATAAGGATTGCTATTTAAATCCATATTTGTTTTTGTAGTGTTTTTATCAAACATCTTTTGTCTTTTAAGTTTTTCTTTTTCTTTTACACTTAGACCTGGACGAGCACCTTTACCAGGTTCAAGCACTGGCTTTGTACCACTAGCAAAAAAATTTGATATTGCTTCTGTTATACCACCACCGTTTTTCATTTTCTTTTTGCCCATGTTACTTCCTCCTTGATTAAATTTTTTGGGTTTGCTTAATTCTTTTGCTTGTTTAATGAGTTTATCTATTTTAGATAAAGGATTACCCATCATATCGTCAAATATTTTTTGGTACTCTTCATTTTTCTTTTTTGAAGATTTAGAACCACCTTGATCAAACTTTTCTTTTTTTCCTTGTTTTCCTAAGTCCGTTTCTAAATCAAGAACACGTAAAAGATCTTTCACCATCTCGTATTTTTTTCTTGTATTAGCATTTAGAAGTTTTGTATTTCCTTTAAAACCAGATTTGCCTTTATCATAAGGATTAGGAATACCTAGTTTTCCTTCATAATCAAAAGTCTTAGCTAATTCACTTTTTTTCAAAGGTGTTTTTTTGTTTATTTTAGTAGTCTTATCACCCATTAAGAGCCTCCTTTATTTTTAAAACGTTCACGATTAACTTGCGCTCTTAGTTGAGCTATATCTTCTGAAGACTGTATTCTTTCTTTTGTAAGGTCTTGTCTGCCTTCTTCTTTTTCTGCTTCAAAACCTAATTTAGCATCAAACTCCATTGACTTTCTCTGCATGTCCATCGCTTGAATGTTTAACTCTTTCTCTCTTAAAGCAACAAGCGGATCGGGACCTTGTTCAGGGGGAGCAAAAAGAGCCAGTACTTCCTCAGTGTATTGAGATATGTACTGGGCAACTTTTGCTTCACCATCAACCATAGGTTCGGGTTGGCCAGCTTGTTGTGCCTGTTGTGCCATTGTCATAGCTTCCATCATTGCAACACCTCTTGCTTTAAAAGCAATATGCTCACAAATATGTGCTAAAAGCAAGGCAAAAATCTGAGGACTACTAGCAACTACAGCTGTTTTCATAAAACTTATGTGAGATGCCATATGTGCATCGTGATCTTGTTCTTGAAATGCTTGTAAATTTTGCGCTGCAATCGCTCTTGCGTTTTCTATTGCAGGATCACTAGGCTGAGGAGGCTGAGGCGGTGGTAGTATCGCCTCAATATTTTGCACTCCAACAGCCTGGTACATTCTTCTATACGCTTCATAAAGATTATGTAATTGAGGATTGGATTGCGCTAGTTGTAATTGAGTTTGCGCTAGGGATAATCTTTGCGACATAGAAAAAATGTTAGGGTCTGATACAGGTATTACATCTACTCTGTCATCAAAATCCATTTGTTTGATCATTGCTTCTGCACCAAAAACATTATACGGATATGCAGGAGGTAAAGACTCTCCAAATACTTTTGCTAACATTCTAAATTCTTGTTTTTGTGCGTAATGCATTCTTTTGTGAATAGCAGACATCACTCTTGATCCACGCTCTAATAAAGCAAGAGTAGTTCCAACTGCTGCATTTTGTTTATTCTCACCTGTTTGCATATCTGCAATAGAAGCAAACCTACGACCTGCATCTACTACAAATCCTAAAAGTTGCATTAATGTGCCACTTGGCTCTTTGTAAGGTAATGGTAAAATACTATTTTTTAAATCACCTCCGGGCACATCTATATCTCTAAACTCTCCTGGTGATAGAGGTTCATCAGAATCTCTTATTCGTATACCTCTTGCTTTAAATCCAGCAGGTAAGTTTGCTAAAGTACCCGCATCAATTAATTGTCTTAATATAGAAGTAGCAGATCTTCCAAGTCCACCAATCATGTGTAGTAATCCAAAACCGTAAAAACCTAGACCTGGTAAAAATTTATAATGAGAAAAATACTGAAGTTTTTTATAGAACTCATCTCCTTCTTTATAATTTCTACGAATAGATAATACCTCACCACTTTCTAAATCTAGTATAACAATGTAAGGAAGTTTAATACCTGTAGTCTCACCATCTAATGGACTAACATGTTCAAACCCTTCTAGATCTAAATTAGTATGTACTTCTAATAATGTATAATCTTCATCAGTAGAATTTTTTTCTACTCCTGATAATTCTCTTTCTTTATCTTTAACTTGATCTTCTTCTTCATAAGGTTGTAATTCTACATCTCTGTAAAACCCTGTTGATTGATTAATCCTTATCTCATTTCCAGAAACACGCAATACATGTGTTACCCTTGTAGCAGAATATAAATCAGTAGCATTGTATGGAACAACTAAATCGTCCGCAGGTACAAAACGAGATACGGCTCTATCTAATGTTTCATCAAAATATACTTTTTTAAAAGCACTACCTGATAAGGGTAGATAAAATAACAATCTATCTAATTCAGGATCGTACTCTTCCATTACATGTACAATCTGATAATTCATAAAGTCTTGAACACGTTGTGCTTGATTTTCTACTTCTGGAGTGTTCGCTCCTAAAACTTGTGTTCTTACAGGACCAGCAGATGGTAACAATTCTTTATAAGCCTGTGCTTGAAATTGTGTAACAGCTTCTGATATTAATGGATGTGTAACTCCTGATGAACCTCTAAAAGGTTCTTCTCTCTCTTCATATTTAATACCTAATAATTCTAATCCTTCTGAATAAGCATTTTCCCAATCGCTTCTGGATTCTTTATCTCCTTCATAATCAGATATTAAATCACTGGATATATCTTGTAGAACTCTTACATCTACCATTTCTGCTAAATTAGCATCATGCTCTTCTGCCATTCCTTTTTGAATAGCTCCTTCAAAATTTACAACTACAGAACCATCTTCCTCTTCTTCAATAACTTCAATGTCACCTTCTGACTCTTCCTCATCTTCTTCTATCTCTTGATCTTCTCCTTCGACCATAAGTTCTTCGCCCATTGCAGGCATTGATTTGTCAATTTGTGATGGGTCTATTTTATCTGCCATACGTTATCCTTTCTTTTTTACAGGTTTTTGTTTAGTTTGTGAACCTGGATTTTTTTTAACTGAGTTTATCATACCTACCCCTGCTTTACCAATTCTATAACCAAAACTAGCAGTGATGGAAATGTATATACAATTAGCGAACCAGTCGGGAGTAGAAGTATCAAGAAAAACAAAACCTTCTTTAACGTAACCTTGTGTCCAAGGTAAAAAACAACAACTCAACACCACAATAAAAAAAATTGTCCATGCTTCATCTTTCCAGCTACCCCCCATTTGCTCCGTTAGAGATTTTTCCATATCTAATTCGCCAGTGGCTTGTTTCTCATACACTACTGCTTTTGCTTTAGCTTGTGCAACTTTGGCTTCGGTCTCTGCTTTTTGTTTGTCTACTTTACCTTTAATCCATGACCCTGCTAAGTCTCCTACAAGACCTAACGCAGAACCTAATAATGGTAACGCCATACATCCCTCCTAATAAAATTGACGAGGACTAATACTTATCATACCTTCTTCTTCCTGCTCGTCATTGTCAAGTATTATGAATCCACCTTTACGATATCTTATAAGTGCCATGGTCATACTATCCACGTAATCATCATAGTCCCCATTTGGAAATGCCGCCACTTCATCTACCACTTCCTCAGCAAAACTTTTCATTGGAGCCCACACTTTACCTGACTCAAATAACGGTGCCACCATATGCATACGGGTATGTTTATCTTTTCCTTTACTCGGTGTATAATTTACCACAGGTATCCCTATATTTCTCAACTCGTCCGTGAGCGGTGTACCTGTAGCTTTTGCTTCAATTAAAACCATATCAGGCTCCCAGTAAGAATACTCTTCTTTTGCTTTACTTTTTAATTCAGGAAAATCCCATCGTCCACGTTGTGCATCTAATAATATCAAATGATCTGAACCACCTTCATCTGGTTTAAATACACCCCATGTCGTAATAGCACTATAGTCCGCCGTCTCTTTTTTACTAAACGCTGTATCATAACTTTGCATAATATAACTAACAGGAGGAATATCTTCTTTCTCCCATACGTTCCACCAGTCTTTTTTTATAATCGCTCCTTCTGCTGCCACAGGATTTTGTTGCCACTGCGCATTCCATTTGCTCAAAGACAATGATGCCTTGACCTTTAACAACTCATCTTTTTTCCAAAATTCTGGCCACAAAATATTATCACTCGGCAAGATAGCAGGAAATTCAAT